CCCGGTTGTCGTTGTAGGTCTGCTGTGCCAGAGAGGATGCTTCTTTTTTCTTTGCCCGGCGTGACGCCTTATGCTTCTTGGCTGAGACAGGGTATAGATCGACCTCCATGTATGGGGCTGTGTCGTAGTCCTTGCCGCAGATATGCTTTTGTTCTCGGTAATACAGGCCCACGACCTCACCCCTCCCCATAGCACCCGCTCCGTCTGTGTCAAGGCCGGGTCGTATTTCCTGCCGGAAATCTCCACCCTTTCCCTTGACCCAGCCTGCGCTTGGTGCTGATCGCTGATTACCGGAAGCAAGGGCGGGCCTTGCTTCCGCTCAACAACATTCTCTTTCCTGTCCGGCCAGCCTTTTGGCCTGTCCCTCCTGGGCTTCCACCTCTCCCGGTGGCCTGTCCCTTAACTTAACGCTGATATACCAGCCCATTGTCGGCCCTCGCCGACTTTATTTTTTTGCCCGCCGTCAGGCAGGCACAGGGGTTTTCTCAACCGGCAAGGCCGCGCCGATCACCGGCGCGACCGCTGCCGCTCGTTAAATTGTCAGGTTCTTTTTTCTCGTCGCCGTCCTCGGCTGCAATAATCATCCGGGCGCACAATGCCCAGGTAGCCCCGGCCACATTCCCCGTAACAGCCAGTGATCTCCAGGTGGCAGCACTCTTTGCACCGCACCAGCTCCTCTGTATCCCGCTTGTCCGCTGGCTTCCTGGTCTTTTTCTCTTTGGGCCATACCCGCCAGCTGGATGGGTTATCTTTTCTCCGGCTCATTCCCCCGCCTCTCTTTCCACTGTCCTCTCGAACCGAATTTTCATCTGCGCCGGATATAGGTCTACCTCCGGCCTGCGCTTACCTGTCCAGCGAAAGCCTCCAGCTTTCCCCACACACTTCCACCCGCTCGCCCGCAGGCTCGCTCCATTTTCTGTGTCAAGGATGTATGTCACCAGACGCTTATATCCCATCGCGCGGGCCGCCCTCCATGCGGCTGAGTAAAGCATTGAACAGGCATTGCGTGTGCCGTCCGTGCATAAGCGATTGACTTCCAGTGTCCACCCATCGTCAAGGTGGCGAGCCACAGGACGACCCACAATAGCAACGCCCACGATCTTCTCCCCATCAGAAAGTCCGATTGAAAACTTGTGCCCGACCACTGGCCCGTGGTGCCGGTGGTGTTGTTCAACATAGGCATTTGCTTCTTTCAGTGTCATAGGACACAGTTCAATCATCAAAGTCCCCTCCGTCTACTCCGCACGGCTGAACCGTCCCATGATCCAGTCCCATTGTTTTTCCGTTAGCTCTGATGTTTTATCCGCAATCACGATTTCCCGCCCGCAGGCAGGGCAGAAGCGCCACCCGTTTTCCTCCGGGCCGTCTGCCTCAAAGTTCTCTATGTATCCGCACTTCCCGCACACCCAGGCGTCATGCTCCTGGTCTGTGCAGGTATAAACTGTTTTCTCGTTCATCTCTGCTCCTCACTTTCCCCTACCACACTCAGCGCCGCTTCGGCAATTCGTTCGGCGTTGTTGTCTCCGCTAAATTCGCCATCTCTGCCAACTGTTTTGAGTAATCTGGTTTTTGCAACACATACCCAGCAGCGAACATTTCCAAAAGTTTCTCCGCTGTAAAGCCTGTTACAGCATAGAGCTTTGTGTATAGTTCCTCAAACTCTCGTGCTTGGTTCACACACTTGTTTAGCGTGTCTCCAATCATGCACGGAAGCACCACGCACCGCCCCTCCGTTTCGGCCTGCAAGATTTCGCAAAGCCTTGCAAGGCTGATTTTAAGCCGCAATCTGTTGAACGCCATAATAGTTGCGTACTTCTCGCTTGTCTCGCACGGCTCCAATCCGGTATCCTCATAGGCGGCAAGCCGTTCCAACGCAGCCGCCCAGTTCAGTCCGGTCGGCTGTGATACGCTGCCGTCACTGTTCCTGATGGTCAATCTCTCCATACTGGCACTCCTCGCACTCCAATTTTTCGTTTGGGTTGTCACAGGGCCGCTCCTCATATTCCGGGCAGTTACACCGGTATCTCATATCTGTTTCCCCTTTCTTCCCCCCGGCATCAGAGCGTCCGTATGCAGGGAGATCATTTTTTCTCTGGTCAGCTTGTCCACGACCATCCCGATTTCTCGGTATCCGCACATGGACGCCAGCCGTTCCAGGTTCTTTGCCGTCTGCGCCGTTACCAGAATAGAGATACGGCGCATATTCTTTTTGCTCATGCCACAACCGCCTCCCGTCATACGCTCACATACCGGTTCCGACAGTTCACATTGTTGCAGAACCGTTCCTGTCCGATCTCTCGCAGCGGCTGGCCGCAGTATTGACAAAAGCCTCCGGCCTGACGGGGCGGCTGATCGTCCGCGTGTGTGCCTCCATATCTCATGCGGTTCACCAGGCACACCATTGACCCCGGCTGCGCCGCAGCTATGCAGTGTTCCTTTGCTTTGCAGTAATAGCAGTCCATCAAATCGCCTCCATTGTTGCAGTTCTCGTCATGCCGTCACAGCTTTTTCCAGCTCCTCCATGGTCGTGATCGTCCGACTGCACCACTCCGGCAGGTTCGCCCGTACAAGGGCCGTCGCCATGGGAGGGCATACCGCGTTCCCGCACCGGGCCACCTGCTTTGTTTTCCCGTACTCGTTGCCCAGGTAATCCCGGTCGATGATGTAATCCGGCGGAAAGCCCATGGCGTTATAGAGTTCCCGCGGCGTCAGCATCCGCAGAAGAATATCCGCGATAAAGTAAAGCCCTCCGCCGATCTCCAGCAGCAGGATTTCATCGTCTGCCATCTCATACCCACAATGGCGGTTGAGCAGGTCGCGGACTTCCGGCCAGTGCATCAGGTCTTGGCTTCCCGCCTCCATCAGCTCTGCCCGGCAGTCTGCAAATTCACCGGCAGACGCCGTGATCGTGCGCAGTGGCCGATCTGCGTCCTGCCCAATGTCCTGCCCTTTGAACTCGACAATATGGGCCGCCGCTACCGCATTGTGGTCAACCGCCGTCACAGTCGGCAGCGGCTCTTGCGCTTCCGCCCCTATCACGCCTCCGTAATATTTGCAGATGTGGGCGCAGACTATCGCCTCCCGGTCGTGGCTCGTTACCGTGTGCATCGGCTTTCTCACATCAATCGGCTGCCCATTCCCGAAATATTCTACAAACTGTGCCGTGGTCAGCCCGTACCGGTTGGAGGCGTCCACCGTCGGCAGCGGCATCCTCAGCCCATTCGCCCGAACATTTTCCGTCTGCTCCGTGTGGTACTGAATAATGTTCGCCGCAGCTAAAACCTGGCCTCCTGCGGTTCTCACTGTTCCAACTGGCCCGCGCAAACTCTCCCCCACACTTCCGCCCGTATTGCTGAATGTGAACGGCACAAGAGCGGGTGCGCAAATTCCCCCGGTATATTTTCTGGTAACGGTGTTTACCGGTTCCTCTGTACTTCTTGCGTGTCCGTCCCCTCCGTGGTTGCACTCCACGATGAACGGGCGACCGCTTCGGATGGTAAACTTGTCCACGCCCCGGATAACCCGCCGCATGGTGTTATCCGCCAGTGGCCGGACGGCGTTCACACCATATTTTTCTTTCAGCTCCCGCTTACTGGCAAATACAGAGTAGCAAGGTACGCTCCAGTCGATGATCTCCGCCGCGCTTTTCCATGGCATCAGCCGCCCATCTCGTACCTCCTCGCTATCTCTCGGCCCATGCGTCCGTTCCGGCCACACGATAGGCCGCCCGTCGCAGCGAGCAACCAGCACAAAGCGTTTTCTTGTGGTCGGCGCTCCCAGGTCTGCCGCAACGATCTCCCGGTGTTCAACCTGATACCCCAGCTCCAGAAGCTGCCGCTTCCATTTTTGAAAGGTCTGTCCGGCTTTTTTCTTCACCGGTTTTCCTTTTCGTACAGGCCCCCAGGTAACGAACTCCTCCACATTTTCCAGGATAATCACCCGCGGGCGGACAGTCCCGGCCCATCGCAGCACAATCCACGCAAGGCCCCGGATATTCCGGTCTACCAGCGCCGCGCCTTTGGCTTTGGAGAAGTGCTTACAATCCGGCGAGAACCACGCAAGCCCCACCGGACGGCCCCGGCAAACCTCTCTCGGGTCTACATCCCACACGCTCGCTTGCAGGTGTTCCGTGTAGGGGTGGTTTGTCCGGTGCATTAGGATTGCATCAGGGTCATGGTTGATGGCGATTGCCACCGGACGCCCTGTTGCCAGTTCCATGCCTGTGGAGGCCCCGCCGCCCCCCGCAAAGTTGTCCACTATGATCTCGTCAAGAAAATTGAGCTGGCTTTTTCCGCTCCTCGTCTGCTTATTTGTCATAGCTTATCTCCAATCAATGTTACCTGTGGTTCATAGTTCAGCCACACAGTTTCCGTCCTTTTCCCACCCCCCTCAGCCAACGCCTTTTTATGTAGCTTCATCCACCCCTGTAGGTGTCGGTCGTACAGTTCGTTGTCATACCCGGATAGAATGACCGGCCCTGTATGGTCTTTCAGCGCTTCCAGCAATTCGATATGCTCCGCGTCCTCCACCATGTCCACAACATACTGTCGTCCTTTTCGCTTGGAAATCACATAGGGCGGGTCTGCGTAGATCAACACCTCCGGGTGTTGGAAACGCCGTATCACATCCACCGCCGGGGCCTGTTCGATTTGTGCATCTTTCAGCCTGGTCGCCGCTGCTGCTATCCATTCCGGCAGCTGTCTCCAGTAGCGCATATCATAGGCGTATTCTCTGCCTGCGCGGTCGTTTTTCCATCCGCCCTTGTAAACAGATGTACTCCCGTGGCTCTGCCAATAGCGAACCAGCGTCATCCTGGCCGCTTCCACCCCCACGCTCGGAACACCAGCGCGGAACCGAAATTTTCCCCACGCCTGTTCATACTCCGCTCGGCTGTATGGCGTCATGGTCACACACCGCATCAACTCCTCCGGTTCTTCCCGGATGCATCGAAACAGGTTGACGATCTCGCCGTCCATATCGTTGATGGTTTCAATGCGGCTTGGCTCCTTTTTGAAAAAGACTGCTCCACTTCCAAAAAACGGTTCCAGGTAGCTCTTGTGCGGCGGCATAAGCGATATGATCCACTCGGCCATCTTCCACTTGCTCCCCGGATATTTCAGCACAGGCCGCATCTCGACTTTTTCAGTCCTCATGGCTTATCTCCATTCGATAGCCTGCCCACACTGCCCGCAGAAGTTCTGCTCATTCCCGTCCTCATTGTGCAGGTATTCGCCGCTCCCGC